TTTTGGATATATCAAATATATACGTATTTTTAAATCCATTCTGCAATTATTAAATAAGGGAACCTACGGTTCCCTTATGATCCCTCCCTTAATGAGAAAACAAAGAGAGAAAACAAAGAGAGAAAATACATCTTTCAAATATTTTGATAACTTGGAAAAAAAACTTCTATGCAGTCATTTTTAAAAATTCTCCAAATTATTTTCAAATTGTTTTATAAAATTTTCGTCAATTGTTTTTTTCAATTTATTGTTTTCCTTATACTAACTCATCAATTTCCAGTAAAATTTCGGATGGCAATAATACTTGTTGACATGTAATATCCTCCAGGGTTTCCACTTTTATTATCCGGCTCTTGGGCATAGTCAACATTCCACAATTATTATAGTTTATGTGGGTTTGACACGCCACATGTCTGGCCCGAAATGTATTGTCAATGATGTCGATAAAACATGCGCGGAACGATATGATTTTATTGCCACCTGGCATTTGCGAATAAAACAAACACCTTTGGTCCGACCGTATGTTTTTTAATATCTCTGTCATTTTGGTTTTATAAAATTCCAAATATACATTTGATTTTTTTCAATTTTTTAAGAGAACTACGATCCGCTTCGCTTACCCTCCTTTAAGAAAAAACAGAGAGAAAAACGAGAACCTAATTTATTTTGATAAGTTGGAGAATTTTTATTTATGCAGTCATTTTAAAAATTCTCCAACTTATCAAAATATTTTGGAGAATGATTTTCTCTCTTGTTTATTTTACAAAACAGTTAGTTGAGAGAAATGGAATTATACAATGATTTATACTTCTTTTTGAAACTCATTTGCAGACACAACGTAAGATTTCTTTTTTGCAAACCATTTAAGAAGTTATTGATAAATAATTGTAAATGATGAATACGCACACTATGATAACTCGGTCAAAGAGAAAAAACGTGGAACTCGACGTAGCAATAGCAATAGTAGACGTAGCACCAAATCGTTATATATACTTTGTTTTTATAGCATTGCCACTGTACTCTCTCTTTGCAATTGCCCATTATTTTTTGTTAAACAATGTTGGGTACAACACAGCCCCAGCATTATTATATCTATTTAGTGGATCATTTGTATACAAATCGCTTCTTAATCAGGTTAACGTCCAATAATTCGCCGTTTTGTTCTTCCTTGGCCATGCCCATACGTTTTACGCGCCTTTTTCGCAAGCGTGAATGCTTTGCCTCTATGATTGCATCCCTTTTCCAGAATGTTGAAATCAACCGCAGCTGCTTTGCCTGCGGTTAAACTGCTCGCTAAACGGGCGTATCCCCACGATTGTGCGGTCTGGTTGGGGCGGGACCCGGACGAGAAATAGGCGCCCTCGCCTTTCTTTACGATCTGGTTCAATGCGTCGATGGAACACCCGGTCGCCTTCGCCAATTCCTTGCTTGGAACTATTTTCTCTACATTATAAATCTTTTGGGCATTTCCAATATGGTTGGATGGCTTGCTCTTAAATGAAGGAACCTGTTTCCTTGTGAAATACTTTCCCTTTTTGTACTCGGACTGTGATTTCTTCAACATCCGGACCTGTTTTTTGGAATCTTTGGTGGATAAGCCAAATGGTAAATAACGCACGGGGACTTTCATTTATTTATTTGGAGAATTAAAAAGGCCAAAAGTGGTTCTTTTAATAATTATAAAAATGGTATAAGGGGGTCATACATATTCATACAATGTCGTTTCTAAAATCAATCGTAAAAGAAATCAATGTTGCCAAATCAATGATTGATATTCCTGGGTTAAAGGAGGAACGCGATAAACTGCAAAGTGAATTGGAAAAATGTCTTGCCGAAATAGAAAAGGTGAATACGGTCGTTGTAGAATCGGTTCACGTATGTGAGACTGCAACCAATTTTCAAAAATACTGCAAATACTTGAATAGCGAAGACCAGCAAATTGCATTGCAGTTATCTGAAAAATTACAACAATACGTTGGCAATTCGCAACTGAAATTAACCGAACATATGGATAAGCGAGACGCTTTAAACAGTAAGATTGAATTGGTAAATGATAAGCTGAAAAAGGCAAGAACAAATGTTAAGTAGAAGAAGAATTATTATAGTAAAAGGTTAAACAATTTTTACTATATTTTGTAAGGGAAACCTACGGTTAAGGCACCCTATAAGGTTCGTCGCATCTAGCGACGATCCGGAGGGTGCCGACGGTCGGGCTTCGCCCTTTCCCCTATGACCCCTTCCCTTCAGTTGGTTTTTTCATCCGTTGCCTGAATAAAATATCTATAGTAAAAAGTTAAACAATTTTTACTATATTTTGTAATGAGCGAACTAAAAACCATACCCTACACGGCAATTTCATTGTCTGTTATCGGCCGGTTTATTTTTATGTATCTTTTGTACAAGAACAAAAGCACCAACAGTTTGTCTCTGTTGTTTTGCTTATTAAACATTTGTTCGTCTAGTATGTGGGTTTATTACAGCGTTCAGACCCAAGATGTTCCAATGATTTTTCGAAGTTCCACCGAGATTTCTCTGTTGGTCATCTCATCCGTCTACATCATTCGCAATAAAATTGTGGAACAGAAACCACAACAAATAATACCTGGATAAACATTGACATTTATTCATTGACATTTACAACCCTATTTTTCATTTTGTATTCTAGAACATACCGGAATGCCAAATCAAGGAGTCCAAATAATACATTGTTCAATATTAAAATTATATATAAACCATGTTTTGTAAGTTTATCCGACGAATATATCAAAAACCCAAAAACTAATGTTGTATAAACATAGCTACCCGCCAAAAGAATTTCTATTCTATCATAGTTGTTTTTTGAAAACATTAATAAGCCATAATTCAAAAATAATTTGAAAAAATAAAAAAATATCAACATATTCAATTCGGGGTAATTGTTATAATTTGGATAGCTCATGGATAAAGATATACTAATGATATTCGTGATTGAATTGGTTGAAAGGTGAAAGACCAGTATTTTTACGAAATTTGAAATTCGCAATTCGTAAATCCGGTTTGCGTGTTCTATTCTTATCAAATGGTTATTTTGCATTGCAACCATTTGTTGAAATTCTATTTTGTATTTTCCTTTACAATGCGGGCAAAAATTCTTATTTTCTCCAGATTGTAATAATTTGGTTATGCACGGAATATGGTATGCCGAATTTGCGCATTTGCACGGCAACATAACAATTTGGTTCATTTCTAGATCCATCGGTTCCAAACATATCAAACATTCTTTGTCTTTCAAAAAATCCGTGTCCGGTTTTTCAAACTTTTGCAGGGCTTCTTCATCCATTAATAGTATTAGGTGATATCCATCTAATATTATTGTAAAAATATTTACCTTCTCTTCATAGTTTTGTTGAGAGAAACCTTGACTCGCCTCGTCTTCCCCAAATAAACCTTTGCATTTAACCCATAGTACTTGGCCACTTTGGCATCGGTCCATTCTCTGTCCAGCGGCGGCAACGGCACCCATTTCAGCGTGGCTTCGCTAATGTGCTGGTCTATTTTCCGCAAACTCAGCATGTAATTGGCGAAATCGGTTTCCAAATAGGATTTCAATGATTTCGCTTCCTTTTCCGATCCAACTTTGAACCCGAAATAGGTCTGCGACGCGATTTCTTTCGGCGACCCAATAATGATGTTGCCGAATCCGTCGCCTCCTTTCCCCGACCCCTGCGGCGTAAACACTTTCCAGAAATCGTATGCGTTCTTAACGTACTTTTTTAAAACAAACTTTTGTTCGCCTTTTTTCGCAGAGACGTAGCACTTGACAGCATTTGCAGAATTACTGTTGGTAAAGTGTTCAAAGTTGGTGGTGATTCCGAAATGGCCAGTAGAGAGATACAGATCACTTAAACATGGATACTTGATTACCTTATTAATTAATGGATAAGCCTTGGTGTCCGAAACCAAAATGTCGTATTTGTCTAGCTGAATCTTTTGACCTCCATTTAAATCACTCGTGAATTCAGTTAACCCCTCGTGCGATTTGTCTAAATAAAAGTAATTGACACCTCCCTTGATATCAACCTCGGGCCAAATCGTTCTTGAATTATTAATTTGGTGAATGGACACAATGTCTTTGCGCAACAACATGGATTTGCGAAACTCGTCCAGCCCTTTTCCACCCGAAAACCACCGGCTCGGAACCACGAACAATAGTCGCGAACACATTTCGATCGCTTTGACAATGAATTTGGAGTAAAGCGGTTGGTCCGACGTTTCTTTAATCCGCGCCTCATTGTAAGGCGGGTTTCCCACGATGATATCATATTGGGTGGACGCATCGTATTCTAAGAAATCTTTACATGATATATTGGGCTTTGCTTCCGGATCAATCATTGCAAACAACCTTTTCAAAAGAACCACGTTCTTTTTATTGAGCTCGTTCATAAAAAGCATTTTCTCTATGATGTGCCTACTGCGAACCTTATCTCCAATGATTACTTTGTCCAATGATTTCATCAGTCGGTAATAAACCATTATGGGAAAATTGCCAATTCCGCACGCGGGGTCAAACCATTTTAAACCCTTGTCTTTCCAAACGGACGCAGGCAATGCATCCAGCATTTTCTCTACGAAATGAATGGGTGTGAAAACCTCGCCGTAGACGTTTTTCTCGAATTCTTTGGGAACAAGGTTTTTTGTTAAAATATTGACGACCTCTTCATTCATTTTCCCAGATATATATTGCAGAGATATAAAGGAAACCTACGGTTTCCTTTTGAACCTTCCCTTAGGTGGAACTACGTTCCGCTTTGCTGACTCCCTCCTTAAAGTATATTATTAAGAAAAACTCTGCTTTGCTTAATATAAGGTTATCTATTTAGTATGGGATTAAAAGGGAACGACGAGTTCCCTTTAGGGAGGGTTCATAAGGGGTAAGCTAAGCGAAATCCGTAGGTTCCCTTAGCTTATCCTGTATTTCTTCCACTTTCAATCCAACACTACTTCTAATTCCGTTTACGTAATCCATATCTACCAAATCAGGGTGCACATACCAGTCTTCAAATGGACAATGTCTCCCCTCATAAAAAACTGCAACATCTGGAAAAACCAATTCGTATCCTCTTTTTTTAAATATCTCTCTGGATATTTCACGAGTATTGAAAAAATTGCCTGTGTAAATATCGTGTTCAAATGTAATCGTGGCAAATTTGTACTTGTCAAAACAAGTATTGTCCAATAGGAGAAGCGTGTCCAATGTAGATTTGTTATTAACATCTAAATCAATCTGCAAATAATCAATGTTGGATGGAAACTGATTCTCGTCTAATATACCTCTATAATCTACTAAACGCGCATCTCCAATCCTATAAATTGAATTCGGTCGCAAATCCTTATATAGTTGTTCAAATGAATGGTCATATTCAATCATTAATCCTTTCCAATTAAATTTGAATTCCATCAAATAGGTATTGTTTCCAGCGATTGGATGGTTTGACCCAATTTCAACGAATGTCCCATTTGTTTTATTTTTTAAAACCCGGATTGCAAATAAATCCTGTAATGCCTGACTCATTTTATACAAATACATAAATATTGTTTATGTATTTGTTTGATTACTTATTATTAAGGGAACCTACGGATACCGCTTCGCTTATCCATTTACTTATTTTTATTTTTAAATTCCGCCCACGACATTTTGACCGGCTCCACAAACGTGGGCGCCTCGGACTCGTGCAACTTATCTAAATTGTCCCCCCGACGCATCGCGCTGTCCACATACATCTCTTTCAAAATGGTTCCAACTTTGACCGACGCATCATACTGGTCAATAACCCCCTCCTCAATCTGCTTCAAAATAAAAATAAATTTCACCATCATCTCCATATTGAGCTCATCCTTGACAACCTTATTGAAAATATCTGTGTAGTGGTTGTAGAGAAAAGGAACCGTGTTGCGACACAGCTCATTGTACCCCATTTCGTCAATCATTCGCATATTGGGGTGCTTCTTCCGAAGCTCGCACAACTTTCCAATATCCTCCAAAATGCTCTCACTGTGTTTCAGATCACGAATACGGTCGGTGTTATTCACATAATCGTCGCTCTCCATCAGAGCCTTCATATCCAACCCTTGTACAAACGAATTCATTGTATATATTGTTTTAAGCAATTGTTTATGTTCTTTTGCAGATTTTTATTATTTGTTGGGATACACCCGATAAGAATTTACACCCGATAAGAATTTACACCCGATAAGAATTTACACCCGATAAATAATATATAAAAAATATATATCTCTACGATGTCGTCTACAATTCAACCTATAAAATACATATTTGATTTATCCATACGAGACAATTTATGGAAAGACTCAATTGTTGCCATAATACTGTTTAGCATTACCATGTTATCAATCGCCCAATTGGGCAAATTCTTTGAAGTGAAAAACAACTGGCAACGAATGCGATGCAGACCCGAAGTTATGACATTTGCATGGTTGTACGGCAAAAAAGTGGCCAACAACATGGAGTATTGTTTGGAAAATGCGGGAAAACAGATAAAACAAAGCAATATTGTGGCGCCCACCATCAATGCAATCAACGATGGATACAACGATTTAAATACCAAAATTAATAAAGCAACAACTGATGTAACAGCACTAAAAACTACAATCAATGGTTCGGGCCTGTCAATGAATAATATAAATAAAAATTTGGCAACAAACCTTCAGGAAAACATTTTACGATTTAAGGAAGGTATGCAAAAAGTAATTGCGGGTTTAGTTATCCAAAATCAGATAAGCAATGGTGTTTTGAAAACAACCAGCAGTACTAAAACATTAACCGACAGTTTGAACGCTGCCCTTAAGAATATACCGGCGACGACAGTAGCCAAATAAAAAATAATGAATTATTATATGCCCGAAAGTATTGTTATTAATTATTGGGGGTTGAATCAGGTATATGTTATTATTGCGTCATTCATATTTATTGGATTTCTTATTTTGTATGCTTGGTTGTTCATTCATTTGCAAATCAAAGTGTCCAAAGAGTTGAACACCAATTGCCAAAACCCGATTGCAATTTATTTTGACAAGGCAAATAGAGACCGATGTTTAACTAAAAAAATCACGAAAAGCAATGAATTGTATGGTGCTAAAAAATCATTTAATACAAAAGTGGACGTCGCTAAGAAAAATATAGCCAAACTTAATAAAACAATACAGGAAGTTAATAATTATTATGATTCTTTGAATAGTAAGGAATCACCCGAAATTAACCGAGCCACCAGTGTTTTATCATCTTTACAAAATTGGTATAATAGCGTAAAAATGTATGTTGATGGTACTAAAAAAACATTAGACACGGTGGTTTCCGACTTTGAAACAAGCGTGAATACCAATGTGCAATTGGCCGTGGATGTTGGAAATAATTTAGTGTATAATTTGTCAGCCAATAAGTATACATCTGATTGGAAAGACAAACGACAAAAAATGGTGGATAGTTATGATAAAATAAAGAGTTATTTGGACAATGAAAATAGCAAAGTCCATTTAGATAAAATAAACCAAAATTCTGTCAATCCGGTATCATTAAAAGATTTGCCCAATGACGCAAGAACCGGACCTTAGTAAACCCTTTCATTCTTTGTCGGTATAAATATTTGTCGGTATAAATATTTGTCGGTATAAATATTTGTTGGTATAAATATTTGTCGGTATAAATATTTGCCGATATAAATATTTGCCGATATATAATTTTATCTGCGTATTAAATATAAAGATGGATACCAGAATATTAAGCATTATTGGATTACTTTTAGTCATTTTCATTGCGGCAATGTTGGCAAATAACGGTGTTGTCGGATATTCTTCTGCGAAATCATTGAAAGAGTATCCTTACGAAGGATTTGCTGAAATCCAAGATATGATTAAGGCGAGAGATGAGAAGACACAATATTCTCCGGCAGAGGCATTTAATGTAAAGGGCGTGGTTAATTCTCTTAACCCATTTAATAAAGAGGCCTTTGGATCAATGAGTTCGCCCACCAGCCTTGAATCAACCCCTAAGGATGAAAGCCCCGCCATAAAAGTGGCCGGGTTCACCGGCCTGCAATCTGGCGCGTATGGCGATGAGAAAATCATTGGATTTATGTACAACAATGATTCCAACACTACCTGCAAACCCTTTGGATACACAAATTCCAAGGGAAATATTTGCTTGAGCGAGGGAGACATTAAGTTGCTGACGACTCGAGGTGGAAATGCTTTAGGCGCATCGGACCAGATCGGTAAGTAGAAGGGGAACTACGTTCCCCTAAGGCGAAGCCGACGGCTTATTGACCCCTCCTTACAATGAAGTTTTTTTTTATTTTATATAAAAAAAGGACATGTGTCCTATTTTTTATGTGATTTAAGTTAATTTAATTATATATTTAAGCGGTGAGTTCGTCTGCATGCTTCTTTACCCTTTAGCTTCGTTGACAACACCATTAGCCAGTTTAAGCGCTTTTTATTCTTCTATACCCAATCCGGAGGCGCCGGAACCCAGGTGGGGGTAGGACGAGAATCGTCATCGTCATCAGCTTTTGTCTTCTTCTTATGAGCTCTGGGTTTCTTAGTCTTCGGGGGATTCATGATTTGTTTGCGCAAATCATTAATTGTCTTGGCTTGATCACCATTTTCAACGACATCATTGACCGATGATATAATCTCGTCAATCGATTTGTCCAAAAACAGTTTCTGGACAACATTCTCTTCGTTAGAACCGAGGACAAACAGGGCAAACTTCAAATAGCCCATAGTCTTTCGGGGGATGGTCTTCTTAACGATGGTCTTCTTAACGATGGTCTTCTTATCGGGGTTCATTTTATTTAGTATCTTTAATCTGATTGTGTTTTTACAACTGGTTTTATGTGTATAAAAAAGCAAAAAAAGATTTCAATTTTACGAAAATCTGGGCGCCCACATTGAAAAACACGATAGAGAAGGATATGTATATAAACCAAAACAACCAAAAAATAATATAATCAATCCCAAAACAATCAAAAAATAATATAATCAATCCCAAAACAAAAGGGAAGGGGTCGTAGGGGAAACCGTAGGTTTCCCTACTTTACATGTACATACTGTTCAACACACTCAATCGCACACACTCTTCCACTTTCACCAAAGTATCCACATCCTTTCTCGTCAATGTGTAAGGAAACGACACCTTAAGTCCCATATCTGTCTCAAAGATTCCAGTTGCATCCGGCTTCACGAGTCTGTACAAATTCAGCTTGGTATGTATGATTTCCAATGTTCGCTTCAAATTACGCACACCTTCTTCACCCTTCGCCTGATTCGAAATAATGTGCGACAAAACCTCGTCGGATATCATAATATCGTCAGGTCCGAACCCGACCTGTTCGCGAATCTTAGGCAACATGTAGTTTCGTGCAATCGTGAGCTTCTCCTTCAAATCGTATCCCTTCGTCACAATTCGGTACATGCGGTCCTTCAAAATCGGATTCACCATATTCTCGTCATTATAACTGAAAATGAACAAACACTTGCTCAAATCCAAATCAATCTCCGAGAAATACTTGTCGTGGAACTGGCTGTTCTGCGACGTGTCTGTCAAATGAGTCAAAATTCCAATGATTTCTTGCCCCCTCGGCGTATCGCTCACCTTGTCCAACTCGTCAAAGTAAATGACCGGGTTCATGCACTTGCTTTCGGTCAAAATTTGCACGATTTTGCCCCAGGTACTGCCTTCATATGTGTAGGAATGACCTTCCAAAAAACTGCTGTCGCCGCAACCACCGAGCGCAATGAACGAAAACTCGCGCCCCAAAATCTTGCTGATTCCGTCCTTTACGAGCGATGTCTTGCCGGTTCCGGGAGGTCCGTGGATAGCAATGGCCGTACCCATTGATCCAGGATTGGAAATCCACTGTCCAACCATCTGCATAATTTGCATCTTTGCGGAATTTAAACCAAATACGCAGGTGTCCAGCTGTTTCTTTGCATTGATTACATACTCGCTGCACTTGTCGATACCATCGTTGATATTAATTGACAGGTGTTTATATACTCCAAAAGGTATGCGCATGAAGTTGTCTACCCAGTTTTTGAGCTTGAAATACTCGGCCTCGCCGGGCTCCATCATCGCCAACTGGTTTAAACGCTGAATCGCAATTGCCTTGAACTTTGGCGGCATATTGGACTGCAACAATGACAAACGATATGGCTTCTCCACAAACATAAACTTGTTGATATCGTTCAAATCGTTCATAATCTTCAGTTGCTCCTTGTTGGACAACTTCTTCTTGAAATATCCAAACTCGTCCACCATTTCGTTGCTGTCCGCGTAATTAATCAAATCTTCGTAAATCTTGGCGTTCTTCGTTCGCGCGTTCTTGATAAGCTTCACAATCGAATTTTCGCACTGCTTCAAAGCTTTTCGGATAATGTGGTTGTTTGGGTTTGATTTCAACTTATCCACCAAAATCTTTTTGAGCTCAATGATTTCCTGGTACTTTTCTCCAATATCAACCACCTCGGACATAGTATCGCTGGCATCGTCTTTGACCTTCTTCTTTTCGGGCTTTGGTGCTTTGATGATTGCGGATTCGGACAATGATTGTTGAGAAGTTGATGGTGTCAATGGAACGAAAGTTTCCTTCATGAAGGTCATTTCATCATCGGAACCATATTCGTCATTGGACAAATTGGACTGGACCTTGTTTTTAACCGGCTGGCCACCAATGGTGATATTGATGTTGAAATTCTTGTCTTCTTCTTCGTCGTCGTCATCATCGTCATCATCCTCGTCCTCTAAATCAATGTCTTCATCATCGTCAATGTCTTCATATATGGTCTCTTCGTCATCCTCTTCCTCTTCTTCATCCGACTCGTATTTTCTGGATTTCTTTTTGGGCTTTTCTTCCTCTTCTGATTCAGATTCGTATTTTCTGGATTTTTTGCTCTTCTTTTTGGGCTTTTCTTCTTCTTCGGATTCAGATTCATATTTTCTGGATTTTGTGTGCTTCTTCTTGGATTTTTCGTCTTTCTTCTTCTTGTCTTCCTTTACTTTTTCAGAAATGTACTTTGAGGGAAATAGGGTCTGCAAAGTCCGGTGGAGTTCCAACATTTCGGAATCTTCGGAAACGTCGTCGTCGTCAAATGTTTTCTTGGATTTTTTAGACGGACTTTTTCTGGACTTGGGGGTCTCGATTTCACTGCTATCGTATGTCTCGGAGTCGGAATCGGAAACATAAGTCGAATCGCTGGATTCACTGTCCGAATCGGAATCGGGCCTGTTCTTCTTGTACTTCTTGTTCTTAATTTCGGTCTTGGATCTGGGCATTTTGTTAATAATCTTAGTTTGGGTTTTGTTTATAAATTTGTTTATAAAAAATATATTTTTTTCAATTTTATGATTTTGCAGAAAAAATGTTTTTCTAAGAAATTGTTTTTTTAAGAAAATGTTTTTCTAAGAAATTGTTTTTCTAAGAATCCATAAAATTGATTTATATTCTACATTCTTTATGAAAGCATATAAAAAATACCCTATATAATATATAGCAACTATTCAAAATGTCAGGAAACAAACAAGTATCAAACGCAGTGTTCAAGAACCCTTCCAGAATCATTGGGATTCAGTTTGGGATGTCTTCACCCGAAGAGATACGCAAAGCCGGAGTTGTAGAAGTTGTCTCAAAGGATACGTACGTTGGAAACAAAGAAGTCCCTGGCGGATTGTTCGATCCCCGAATGGGTGTTCTCGGACCCGGTTCCATTTGTCCGACCGACGGTTTAACATACATTCAGACGCCCGGCTACTTTGGATACATTGAAATGGCGCGACCCGTCTTCTTCATCCAACACATCAAGGAGATTATGAAGATTCTCAAGTGTGTCTGTTTCAAGTGTAGCAAGTTGTTGATTAACAAGGACGAACATAAACATGTATCTGACCTGAAATCATCCGCACGATGGGATTACGTGTACCCATTGTGTCAAAAAATAAAGCGTTGCGGCGAGGCAACCGAGTCTGGCTGTGGCTGCAAACAGCCAGACAAAATTAAGCTCGAAGGAATGGCAACAATTAACGCCATTTGGGAAAATTTGGTAAGTGATACCGGCGAAAAGGAAAACGTCGTTATGAAATTGTCCGCAGAAATCGTGTTGAAGATTTTCAAGCGAATTACGGACGAGGACGTGGAGTTTATGGGATTTAGTGCAACCTGGTCAAGGCCCGACTGGATGGTTTGTCAGGTGTTGCCGGTTGCGCCACCGTCTGTGCGCCCCTCCGTGAAAATGGACGCCAATCAGCGCTCAGAGGACGATTTGACTCATATTTACGGCCATATCATCAAGACCAATAAGGATTTGGCTGACCGAATCAACAGCAACAACACTTCGCCTCACATAATCGACAATTTAACCGCGGTTTTGCAGTATTTTGTTGCGATGATTGTGAATAACAAGGTGAAAGGTGCTGTTCCAATGGCGCAGAGAACCGGTCGTCCGTTGCAGTGCATTACGGGGCGTCTAAATTCCAAGAACGGCCGTATCCGTGGAAATCTGATGGGTAAGCGCGTGGATTTCAGTGCGCGTTCGGTTATTACTGGCGACCCCAATTTGTCGGCGAGACAGCTGGGTGTGCCAATGAAGGTGGCGATGTGTTTGACAAAGCCAGTGGTCGTGAATGACCGAAATAAAAATTTCTTAACTAAACTGGTCCAAAACGGGCCAGAGAAGTACCCCGGTGCAAAGAATCTGGAGAAGAGGGACGGATCCAATGTGTCGCTGAGATACGTTGACCGCGATTCCATCCGATTGGAAAACGGCGACATTGTTCATCGACATATGATGGACGGCGACGCGGTGCTTTTCAATCGTCAGCCCAGTTTGCACAGGATGAGTATGATGTGTCATATCGTGAAAGTGATGAAACGTGGAGATACGTTTCGGATGAACGTGTGCGATAAACCTTTGTGTCGCAAACAGGAGGCGTTAAAAGCGTGCAACCTCCTAGTGTCTTATGCCAAAAAGGCTTAAGATGCAACATTGCCAAATTGACGGGAAGTTCCTTAGAGTCTTCACTACCACCCCTATGCGGAAACGTACAGGGGGATCTCGGTTAACAACCGAACCCGACGGTAATAAAGTGAAGAATTGGATAATCCGCAGCCATGCCCCTAAACTCGCTATGATAGAGCACGGGGAAGGTTCAACGACTAAACGACAGTGGTTCATAAATGAAGGCCTAATCAGCCTGATATGGAATAAGATATAGTCTACTCCCTACAGAAATGTAGGGTATAATGTAGGTCAGACAAAGCCCTACAATGCGGATCGACCATAGTGTCATCAAGGTTCGCAACAGGAGGCGTTAAAAGCGTGATACCTCCTAGTGAGTAAATTTATAGAGGCAAATAGAATAAATAAAATAGTATAAATACAATATAGTTAATAGAATAAATAAAATAGTATAAATACAATATAGTTAATAGAATAAGATGGAAGCAGATACAAAACCAAAAACAAAAACGTGTTCAAAGTGTGATGGAATAAAAGAAGTTGAGTCGTTTATACAAAATAAAAATGTTTGTAAAGAATGTCGCAACGAATACACAAGAACAAGATATAATAATGTTGAAATAGACATTAATAAAATGGTGGAGTGTAATAGTTGTCATATAGAAATGCCAAGTAGTGAAATCGTGAAAAATAGAACAGTTTGTAAAAAATGCAATAATGAAAAAAGACGAAACAAATACGCAACCGATGACGAATTGCGCAAAAAGTTAATTGAAGATGCAACAACTTTTAAGCAAAAACGTCTGACTGAGCGCAATAAAGTTAAACAAGAAGAACTTGAAAACCTGGAACAAAAAATTGGTAAAGAAAATACAATATGCAAATATTGCAAAGAAGTAAAACCAAAAACAAGGTTTAGGTTTAATCGTTTGAAATGCGCTGATTGTGAACGCGAAGAACCGTTAGAAAAGTTTAAACGGTCAGTTCGTTGTAGAATTTATATTGCATTGAATAAAAAGAAAAACAAACATACGATTGAATATCTGGGTTGTAATTCGGAAGAATATTTAAAATGGCTTGAATATAACAGTTCAAACTATACATTAAATAATCGTGGAAAAGACTGGCACATTGACCACGTCATTCCTTTATCCAAATTCAATCTGGATAATGAAAACGAACAAAAACTTGCATTTAATTGGAGAAATACAACTGCACTATCACCAAAAGAAAACCTGGAAAAAAATAATAAAATAATACCATCACAAATAGAAAACCATCTTAATAAATTAACAATATACCATACAGAAAATAATATAGAAATGCCTCAAGAATATATAAATTTACTTGCAAAACACCTTGTTGCGGGAATCCCCTAAAGTTATCACTACCACCTTTGTTATGGAAACAGACAAAGGGATCTCGGTTAATCGCCGAACCCGACGGTAATAATGTGATAAATGATAATTCAAAATGAATTTGAAATGGGCAATCCGCAGTGTTACTTCCTAATGTCGCTATGATAGACTACGGAAGGCACTCAGAGACTGAACGGGTGTTGGTTCACAATGATGGTCTAATCAACCAGAGTGAGCTTAAGATACAGTCCGGCCACTGCAGAAATGCAGTGGAATTGCCGTTTGATGGCGACGAAATGAATATGCATATGCCCCAAAACGAACTGTCCGAGTCCGAGTTGCGAAACTTGGCGGCGATTCCCTACCAGATAATAAGTCCTTCCAGCAACGCCCCGATCATTGGTATTTACCAGGATTCGATGTTGGGGTCGTACCAATTCACGAGAGAAGGCGTTGATTTTAATCCAAGACAGGCGATGAACCTGTTGATGGGATATGGCAACGTAGATATGAAGGAATTGAGAAGTAAGAAGCGAATCACTAGCTTCGACATATTATCGCAAATAACCCCCCCAATTTCATTAAAATACAAAACAAAATTATTCGAGGACGGCGAAGACGCCTCGATATCCAACAATGTCCTCGAAATTGCAAATGGAAAATACTTAAGAGGCCAGGCAGACAAAGGCGTCTTCGGTTCGGGCACAAAAGGTGTTCTGAACCGAATTTGCAACGATTTCGGAAACATGGCGTGCTCCAATTACATTGACGATTTACAGCAAGTAATAACAGAGTATATGAAGACCAGCGCCTACAGTGTCGGTATCAGCGATTTGATATCTGACCGCAAAACAACCGATCAGGTTTTGCACGTGATTTCGTCGAAGATGAACGACGTGAAGGAAATAACAGACAAGGTCCATCTCGGAATACTGGAAAACAATTCGGGCAAGACGAACGCGCAAGAATTTGAAATCCAAATCGGCAATGTTTTGAACAATGCAACCAGCGAAACTGGTAAAATTGGTGTCAAAAGTTTAGACGCCAGCAACCGATTCGTAAAGATTGTCAAATCGGGTTCCAAGGGTTCTATGTTGAACATTTCCCAGATGATTTCGTGTCTGGGTCAGCAAAGTATTGACGGAAAGCGAGTTCCCTACGGATTTGACAACCGAACTTTGCCCCATTTCAGCAAATACGACGACTCGCCGGAAGCGCGCGGTTTCGTAAAGAACTCGTACATTTCGGGATTGACTGCACCCGAATTGTTCTTCCACGCGATGGGTGGTCGTATGGGTTTGATTGACACCGCAGTCAAGACGTCCCAAACCGGATACATTCAGCGTCGTCTGGTGAAGGGCTTAGAGGATTTGAAGGTCGAGTATGACGGAACCGTTCGCAACAATATGGGGAAAATCGTCCAGTTCACCTATGGCGACGACGGCGCGGAAACAACGCGCGTTGAAAACCAGAGCATTTCGCTGGTCAATATGTCGATTGAGGACATTTATATGTACTACGACCTAATTGGTTTGAACGACGGCGAAAACAAAGATTTGTTGAATATTTACACATCCGATGCACTAAAGCGATTCCGAAAACAGCGCGACGAAACCAAAACGTTGTGTGTGAAACGCATCGAAAATTTGATAGAGTATCGCGACGAATTGGTCGATAAGGTATTCAAGTTCAAGAATGAAAACTCCATTAAAGCGCCCATTGCATTCCAGCACATCATTCAAAATATCCAGGGACAGCTCAACCTAACTTCAAACAACGCGGTAGATATAACTCCGCTGGAATTCATTGAGATATGCGACACGACTTTTGGAAAGTTGAAGCGAATGTTTACCGGGGTGACCCGGTTGTTCGAAATCCTGTTTTACTTCAATTTGTCGCCCAAGGAGATATTAATCAAGAAGAGATTCAATCAACAGGCGATTACATTATTGATGGAGCATATCATTTTGAACTACAAGAAATCCATTGTGCATCCAGGTGAAATGGTCGGTGTTATTGCGGGTCAATCCATTGGTGAACCCACTACACAGCTGACACTCAACTCGTTCGTATACGAGACAGAGATTTTGGTAAGAAACTCGGGGGGCGAAATCAAATGTGTTCAAATCGGCGACTTCACCAAATGGGGAATTGCATCATCCCGCAAATTGGACTACATGGAAAACAAGGACACCACGTATGCCGAGTTGTCCGAGTACTACGAAGTGCCCAGTGCAACCGAAGATGGCGAAACCGTATGGCGAAGAATTGAGGCGGTCACAAAGCATCCAGTAATTAACGAAGATGGAACAAACACCATGTTGAAAGTTATTACCAAGGGATGCAGAGAATTGATTGCAACTAAGGCCAAATCATTCTTAAAATTGGTTGACGGGAAAATTGTAGGAATTGAAGGCAAGGATTTGAAAGTCGGCGATTACTTACCGGTTTCTAAGAAAGCGCTTAAATATACGGAGAAGGCACATGGTATTGATTCAGAATCAAAAACAATTAATTTAGATTATAATTTTGGATACAATAGTGGTGCGAGATGCGCCACTATAAATGAAGAAGTTTCCGACCAAATTGTGTTTTCAAACTACCAATGCATTTTGGGGTTTTTGGATGCATTCATTGATGAAAACAATTGTGTAAATATAATTGAAAACTATATTGAAATACCATCTGTTTCACATAAATTATTAACAAGTGTTCAATTAATGATGAAGAATTTGGGTGTCATTTCACAGATAAATTGCGATTCATTGAATAACTATACTTTAACTGTTTCCAATGGTCAAACTAATAAACTGACACAAATGCTTAAAACAAAACATTCCCAACTTCTCGGACAATCTTTTAAGTATGATTATTGCAAAGCGGACTTAACAATTCCCAATGAAGTCAATGGCGAATTGATTATGGAATTGAGAGATGGTCGATGCGCGGATTTGGAGTTTGACAAAATCGTGTCTATTGAGGAGGTTTCAAATACCACCGAGTACGCATACGATTTAACGGTAGAGGACACACGCAACTTTGATTGCATGAATGGCTTATGTGTAAGGGACACTTTCCATTTATCTGGCGTTGCAACAAAGTCCAACGTAACACGTGGTGTGCCGAGAATTGAAGAAATCTTAAGATTAACACGAAACCCCGACAAACCCTCCGCCACAGTTTTCTTAAAACCTGCCGACCAATATGAGAAGGACCGCGCCACCAATTACTGCAATATGATACAACACACCAAATTGGTGGATGTCGTGAAATCCGTCGAAATCTGTTTTGACCCGGACGACAAGAACACCAAATTAATACAGGACGAAGACCTGATTGAACAGTTCTACGAATTTGAGAAACTGATTGAGGAGTGCAACGGCGAAGAAGTCGCGGCCGAAACGCCCAAATCCAAATGGATCATTCGCATTGAAATTGACCCGGAAACTTTGCTGGAGAAGAATATCACAATGGACGACGTCCATTACGCAATCAAACAAAGCCACGGCACCGACGTCAATTGTATATTCTCCGATATGAATTCCAGCAATCTGGTGTTCAGAATCCGATTAAATTCGGACATATTCAATAAGGGAAAGAAGAATGGCGCGGCAAAATCACTCGACCAGTCGGATGCGATCTATTTGCTTAAGAATTTCCAGGATAACATTTTGAACAACATTGTTCTTCGCGGCGTAAACGGAATCACCAATGTGAACCCGCGACTACTGAAGAACATCGTCGACAAAGAAGACAGTAAATACGTCGCCAAAGACACGTGGATTTTAGACACAACCGGTTCCAACCTCATTGATTTGTTTGCACTCGATTTCATCGATTACACGCGAACCTATAGCAACGACATTCGCGAAATCTATAACTGTCTCGGAATTGAGGCGGCGCGTCAAAACATTTTGAACGAGTTCAATGAAGTTATGGAGGCGAGTGATGCATACGTGAATTATCACCATTTGAGTATTTTGTGCGACCGAATGACGGTGAAGGCCGAAATGGTTCCGATGTTCCGTTCGGGAATCATGAATGACGACATTGGACCCATTTCAAAAGGCACCTATGAGATGCACACCGAAGTGTTCTTAGATGCGAGCAGACACGGTGATTTTGACCAGATGCGCGGTGTTTCGGCGAATGTTATGTGCGGACAACCAGGATATTATGGAACCAATTCGTTCAGTCTGTTGTTGGATTTGAAAGCAATGTCGGAGCTTACCGATACTGATGTGGTCGAAGAACATAGTATTAGTGAACACTTTATGAATATGCAAAAGGATGAGGTTAAGTGCAATATGAAGAAGATTGACATTGATAACAATGTTGCGAATATTCAGATGCAAGATGTGGGGGCGTGTGCCGAAGATGGATACGAACTCTTTTAAGGAAACCTACGGTTTCCTTATGATCCTTCCCTTTAAATGACCCTCCTTATGATCCTTCCCTTTAAAGGACCCTCCTTATGTTGATTATTCTTTACTATAAAATAAAAATTATTTTATAATATTTTTTATTTTTATTTGTGGAGCCCCTACTTTTTTTGCAAACGGCTTAAACACTTTTGCCCATTATATCCAATGCATTCGCGAACTGCTATTTTCAACAAATTATTAAAAAATGACCCAACTTATGTTAATGTCCGTGATCAAAAAAATATTATGAAAACGGTTATATTGTTAAGGCCTTTAAACCACGAAATCCGGATGAAATACCGCAAATTTTTGATAATGGAGGACAAAACACCCTTTTACAAAGCCCAGCGCCACTATCATATTTTGGTAAGGTTTATCCAAAGGTGCAAAGTTCGGAAAGCCAAGACTTTTGACATTGACTGCGATTTGCGGATGGCGCCATTTCATCCAACAACCAAAATTGAGTTGATTGAAAACCGGCAAATCTACCCGTTCAACATTCACGATTTGATAAACGTGATTAAAACGACTCTGCTCCAGCAAAACTATTTGTTTATAAAACCCCAGTATCCCAAAAATCCATACACAAACCTGAATTTTAGAGTAAACAATTTATACAACATTTACATAAAGTGTTTAGAACTTAAACTGCGCATTCCGCTCGTAATAACCTATTTTGCGGAATCCGATTTCAACATGGATACGTTTTTGGAAAAACACAAACACGTGCTTTCGGAATGGGCGATAGACACTTACCTCTCCAAAGACGCAACAATTACAGAAAATATCATTGAAGACATTTACGATATGTGTTATACAAATAATATCAAGATTCACAGCGAATTTCCAAAGGATGAAGTGTATTCGATTTTCCGCCCATATTTGAAATATCACTACAACAAAAAAAACGTCTCTCCATTACTGGAGTGTTTTGAATTGTACAATCCTTTTTTTGGGAGAAAATGCCAGTTGTCCAACGGTGAAATTTGGTTTGACAATCGGCATCTGCCCTTTCAAGAAATAAAGGACGGAATTTTCAAAACGGTCCATAACACGAAAATGTTCAATCTGTTGAACTCCAGCAAGTACAAATACAAAGACATTTATTGCATCAGTTTGCAACCAATCGCCCATTCAATTTATTATGCATATGAAGAAGAAGAAGAAGAAAGAATCGTTGATGACGATGACGACGAGTATGATCCATAATTATTTGGTTCTTTTGTTCAGGTACTCTTCGAGAGAAAATGCTTTATCCTGTTCAAATACATCGTGGATACGTTGATCCAAATCGTTCAGTTCGGTTCGGAAAAACTGTTTTTGGATTAACACGTGGCTTGAAATTTTAGGTTTATCGCGAATTTCCGAAACGGATTCGAAAAAGAAGAACCGGCTATCTGGGCCTTTATCGGCGCCTAAGATTATCCACGAATTGTTGAAACCCGTGTTTTTAATAGAACCCAGGTCCGCAATATAATCTTTTTCTCCAACTTTTTCGCCCTGAATAATCAACACATCGTGCAATACATTTTTGGAGGAAAACAAAATAATCGGGACATTGTATTTTTGCGCAAAAACCCAGAGGTCCAATGTCGTCATAAAATACCCCTCGCCTTTCACAATGGTTTCAAAGTCCATTTTCGACTTAAATAATGCGCGTTTTCCCTGTTTTGATAAAAGATAGATGATTTTTTCTTTATGTTTTCCAATGTATTCGGAATATGCAGTGTATATCATTTCCTTCAATTCTTGTATGCCATAGATTTTATTATTCATTTGTTTCATAATATAAATCAATGGCTCAAAACTGCACTCGGCCGTGTCTTTAAAGACAATTTTCATCGTATTTGCGGGGAATACATTATTTCCCCAGTACTGTTGTTTTGTTTGGTCTCTGAACTTTTCTACGATTGAACACCCAACAACCGCGACTGGAGCCGCTTTTTCAACTACCGGTTTCTGCAACTCGACCATTCTCGGCAAATACAAATGTGTTTTGGCCATATCGTAGGGTATTCCATTGATTGCATTGAATGGGCGGTACTCGTTGGTGTCTTTATTTATCATATCGTCAAAATAATCATTGGCCGAGAGTACCGATTCGCTAATGATATACTCGTCGGCATTAATTTTGTACTCCGCGTTTCCAATATTTAAAAACTGGTTCGCATTGAGAACAAAATTTTGGATTCTTCCATAACGAACAATTTCGTCTGCAACGCGATACGAATACAGGACAGAATTGTCCTTTTTGGAAACCAGGTTTTTTTTCGGAACGGCCAGCGTGCATCCGTCTACGTACAATCCGCTGTTTTCGTCTTTACCGCATTTATACGAAATGTTGGACATGACAGATTCCGACATTTTGGTATATACAACAACGTCTTCGGTAAAATTCGCGATTAACGTTTTAACTTTTTCCAATTTTTCTCTGTATGAAAAATCGGGATCATCAATCACATCAACAACCTCTTTTCGTTTATCGGTGTCTTCCAATAACGATTTTATTGTTGCGCGATACACTGCAAAAAAATTACTTTCCAGCATAATATTGCGAACGATGCGAATTCTTTCTGGGTCTTCGGTTTTCGATTTGTCAATGGCCAATTCGATTTCGTACGGATTTTGTTTTGGCCCGGCAATTCTTCGTTGGCTTAAACCGTCGTTTTCGCTCACCTCTTTTGGTTCACTGAATTTAATGAATTGATTCGTTTCGGTCAATACTCCAACCACCAAACCTTTGTCCATCATTTTTACCACGGGTTCGCAGAGAATCTGGGGATTGACTGTTTTCAACTCCATCAATTCGTCGAGCGTGGTTTCGTAGTCCGACCACAACGCATGCTCGTCCATATACACGATTGGGTAATCATATTGCTCCGATGGTTCGCAGGGTATTACCATGTGATTATTGGACGGCGTTTTCACCCACAATGCAATGGTTCGTTCCTGATAATTCAACACCTGTTTTGCAATTGTGTACCCTTTGGTTTCGCCGATTTGCGCAACCAAATCATTTAATTCCATCGGGGGTTTAAAGGTGTATTCGCGCACGTCTTTTCGCGACGTTTCGCAATTTTGGTTGAGCGTATTATCCAGTTGGTTGAGTAATTTATGGATATTCGGGATTTTTGCGGTGGTGAACAAATTAAAATAGGGTTTGGGGGATTTTATCTTTTTGGTTTTTTCGTCTTTGTTCGCCAAATAAACGGGTTCGTATCGCGCGCCATTGTTAATTAAGAAAATAGTGTCGCGGTTCTTGTCGAATCGGGTTTTTACATAAGACGTCGATGGGCAAACCAGATCAACTTTGTCCGTTATATCGTTGTTGACAATTTCCATGATAACCATGTTCAGTCCGGATTCAAACAATTGTTTGTTCGGAGTGGAAATGATGTTCCACAAATAAGTATGATCGATGTTGGATTTTTCGTCCAATAAATATTTGCAAAATTTTTCATAGGATTCTTCGAGGGTTTGAGAGAACAGTTTGGTAAAACTGCCCTTTCCGTATTTTTTAAAATCGGCGAGAGAAATTGAATCGACCAGGATTTTTCGCATTTCGGCGATTGTGGGGGTTTGTTTTTTGTGCATCTTTCCGTAAATATCGGCCAAACAGCCGACCAGCGATTGGGTTTGACTTTGTTCAACACCGTATCTTAAAAACAGAAACTGGTCTTTCTCGTTGTATTTAATTTGCATAAACCTTCGGATTGAATCGGGAAGATATCCCCAGCGTCCGGGGATTAGAGAAGTATTGTGTCCCATAATATCAGATGTGTTTTGGGTTGGTTTTGCTTTAATTGGGGGTTCTCTCTTATTTGTGCGTTCTGATTTATCTATATTTGATTGTTCAGAATCCAAATTATGAGTCGGTGTTGCCTTATCGGTCGGTGTTGTTGCCTTATCGGTCGGCTTTGCCTTATCTATTGGTTCCGTCGCTTCTGATGGTGCCTTATCTGTCGGCTTTGCCTTATCTGTCGGCTTTGCCTTATCTGTTGGTGTTGCCTTATCTTCCGGTAAACATTTCTTCCTGCGTTCCTTGTGCATTTCGGAATTCCATTCTTTAAAACAGCACGGCATGCATGAATCTTTGAGAAACCCCGGATTGAATTTATGATAACTGCCGTTGGCTTTTTTATGGTCTTTGTCTGTGAATTCAAACGCATTTTTTTTGACTTCGGAAGGAGGACCGCATTTGCCCGCGTCAATGTCCGCTTGCGACATCGGCATATTTGTTTGAAAACACCAGAACTGAGGACATACGTACCAGTTTTTCTTATTTTCAGATGGAATTGCATGTTCATACGAATCACGGTATTTTTCATCAATTTGGGTTTTCTCTTCATCAGAAACAACCACCGGCTGTTGCATTGAATGACACATTCGGGTATATCGTTGTAGTTTTCCATTTTTCTTGTTTATTTCTTTGAACAAAACCGGGTCCGATTTTGTCAAACGTTTTAGAAAATACTTTTTTCCCTTTACGTCCTCTTCTTCCGATTTATCGCCACCACTTTGGCTGGAATCGTCGTCGGATTCGACATCACTTGCAATATCAAATGAACTGTCGTTATCTAAGGACTCATTATCCAAAGACACGTCGTCTTCATTTTCTTCTTTTAAAAATAAATCGCGCACATCAACGACGCCTTCTTCCAATTCTTCCTTTTCTTCGATTTCTTCTTTTTCTTCCTTTGCACATACATCCGATACGTCCACCATTTCCTGAGTAATTTTCACAATACTGTCCAAATATATGCCCAATGTCTCTACATAACTAATGTTGTCCACATTGTTAACAATGACTTTCAACACATTATCATCAAGTTTCATTGTGGTAATTAATCCAGGGTTCTGAGAGACATTGTTCGAATCGTTCAGAACTTTGGCGACCATTTTCTTCGCATCAATTAATTCGAACCCTTGTTGTGCAACGAGCGCATTATAGGCATCGGCCGGGTCTTCACGTTTTTTATACATATCAATAATAAAACTCGCAATAAAATTCATTTTTTGAAAATTATCGACCCGTACAAATCGGAGAACCGCGCCTTTTTTCACGTTGCTTTGCACTACTGAAAACACCGGATATATGCACGCGTTTTTCAAATCCATTTTTGCAATTTTAGCAACAGAATAATGATAGTTCATATTTGCGATTTTTACATTTTCGTCTTTCAGCGATTCAATCGTAGAGATGCGATACCCGCTGTTTCTCAAATAACTGTTTATTTTCTCTACAACTGGATTGACCGACGACTTAATAATGGTTTCGATTTGTGCAATCGTTTTGACATCATCTTCTTTGAATTTGCCGTTTATTTTGACAATTCCGTCCGATTCTATGCTGATAATTAATTTGTGAATGGCGTTGTAAACGGATATTTGTTTGTGGTTGGACGTGGTTCTCACCAGGTTTTCAATCTTTTTTTTGGGCAGATACGGGATTTTTTTGCCGTTTTTGGATATGGTGATGCTATACAAACGATAAATGTTTTCTCTGCGAACCCCCGGATTGTATTTGACAAAAGGGAACTCGGCGTCGCAATGCAGGTTTTTAAATATGGCATCCAATGGCATAACCACCGTGTAGGTAGGTTTGACTTCGATACTGAAACTGTTAATTCCATGCTTTGCATTTGCGAGTGATACAGAGTCATCATAATGAATTTCGTATAATTTGTCGATCTTTTCGTAAGTGGCAAACTCCTTTTCGTTCATTTTTGCATCGGTGTCTTCTTTTAATTCGGATTGCGCATCATCCAAATCGGCCAAATTGCGGATTCCCTTTTCAAATAAATGGGGAAAATAGATTTGAGAATAAGAGTCGTTATCATCGGCCAATACATCTCTCGCCAAACAGACGTAAATATTGTTGTCGTCAATTTCGCCGAGCAGTTTGGTTTCATTCATGTAAATGCTGGTTTTAATCTTTTCGGTCTCTACTGTCAGGTCGGTTAAAAAAGGATTTGGAGACAACAAATAATTATAACCGTGTTTGAATTCCATTCCTAAACTGGTTTTTATAGAGAGCCGTTGTTCCTTATTGAATCCGAGAGAAGTGAGATATTTGTATCCGTAGATTTCTTTGTCCAAAGGAAAGTCGTCCAAATCCAAATTTCGGACAAATTCGCGGAATATTTTACGGTCAACAACCGATTTGGTGGATGATGATAACGCATTCAACAAGTTTATTGTGCGGGTTTTGTAAGCAAATAAGTGCAATTCTGCGTAATTCGGGGGTGTAGCGACTTTTTCGCAATTCTTAGATGAATAAAAATCAATGCAGTATCCGAGTTCATTTACAATTTTTCGTTTGATTTGTTCTACCGAATCATCTTTGTGGATTTGAGCTGGAGAGAAAAAGAGGTTTTCTTCAGATATGTATTTTAGTTCTTCTTCACTAAACATATCCCGATTTTCCTCATTATTGCCGTTGAATACAATGATTTTATCCACCTGTTCATTTGGTTTAATTATCCACACTTTATATGGCTCCATTATTGTATATAATAGAGAGAAAAGTTGTTTTCAATGAACGAAGAAAGAATGATGTTATAATATAATATGCTGATTTCGATTGTTGTTGCAATAATCGGTATTGCAATTGTTCTTTGTATATGGATTGGAAGAAAAATATGCAATCGTGTGCATATTGGATTACATCGAGTTTATCCCAGATGAATGGTTTCTTTTTTCTTTTCTTTTTCTTTTTCTTTTTCTTTTTTCTTTTTCTTTTTCTTTTTTCTTTTTCTTTTTCTTTTTCTTTTTTCTACTCCCATTCATCATGAATGGCCTGTCGTCTCTTCTCTTTTATTTTATCCGCAAATGTGAATATTTTTTCCGCCATCTCTTCTGGCTTGTCAATGTTGCCTGCGAAGACATCTAGAACGAACCGGTCCGACAATTCGCGCTCTAGATGCATAACATTTTTTTTGTACCAAATACCATCTTCCAATTCCTCAAACATCTCTTGATAGTCGGTGCGAACTATCTCGTAGCGGTATGAATGGTATGGGAGGCACTTCCAGCATATTTCCTTTTTGCCCCTTTTTTTTAAATATTGGTCATTCACACAATTTTGTTTGCAATAATGGCATGTGGTTATATTGATATCCTGGCAACACATCGTGTATCTCTCTCTCTTTCTTCTATTTATTTCCTGAGTCTCACTTTCATATCTCTCCTCTTCATCGGTCTCACTTTCTGCGTCATCCGGTCTTTCTGCGTCATCCGGTCTTTCTGCGTCATCCGGTCTTTCTGCTTCATCCGTGTCGCTTTCATATCTTTCGGCCTCTCTTTGCATCTGCTCGGCTTCCTCCTCTTTCTCCATTTCATCAGCTTCAATTATGTTTTGCATTTCTTTATAGGATTACAGGTTTATATTCAAAGGTTTTATGTGTAGTTTAAATTAGGGGGTTATTGTACTTATGCTTTTCTTCATAAATACAAAAAAAGATTTCAATTTTAAAAAGGGAAGGGGTGTAGGGGAAAGGGCGAAGCCCGACAGGCTTAACCGTAGGTTTCCCTACGGCATATCCCCGCAAAAAAAGTACGGCGTATCCATCGTGGTCATGTGCCAAACTTTATCCGATTCAATAATGACTTGCAACGGATTCAGCCATTCACTGTATGGAACCGCCTTTGACGTAGATTTGTCCAAAGAAATCAGATTTTTAAGTGCCAGCATGCGTCGTTCCAATGGGTCCATCCGGGGAGGCAGTTGTCGCGTCAATTGTTTAAACCGCCACTCAAACTGCAATGCGGCTTGCCACGTTGGAAACCCCTCTACATGAAGGACGCGTTCCCATGACTCGCCTCTCTCTACTTGAATGCTCGTTGCTTTGGCCCCGCCTTTGATCTCTTTGTTATGCTGACGTAGCCGGTGATCCAAATCTACAGTTGCGCCTACATAAGTCTGTTGGCCAGATGTTGCAGAGGCATATAGTAAATACACGTAGAAACTCATGATATGTATTGTATAATATAGTTTAAAACGATAAAAAATACAGAGAAAACACGCTGCTTTACAATTCGTATTTCTAATTGTAAAGTTATAATTTATGTTATTAAGTTATAATAAAGATATGATAAAAACAAGACAGTATTGTGTATTTTTTAATGGGTTAACAGACGATTTACAAAAAAGTGTTAAAAATATATGCGAAAATGCACCGGATAAATCAAAAATTTACAGCAATATTAAGAAAGATATTGATATTTTGGTATACGATGACGATTTACAGCGTTCTGCACGAATATCAAAAACATTTAAAACAGAATTTACAACTCGATTAAATAATTTTATATTCAAAATGCGTCTTTTGGATGAAGTGATGGATTTATACAATGAACAAACAAATATAGATGTGGATGTGGATAAAGATTATTTCTTTTTTAGACTTTTAAAGCATTGTATTAGAATGGATAACCCAATTAGACAGGATAAACCGATTACACAGGATATTTTAGGAGAAGGAAAGCGTAAAACAAAAATGCGTAAAACAAAAATGCGTAAAACAAAAATGCGTAAAACAAAAATGCGTAAAACAAAAATGCGTAAAACAAAAATGCGTAAAACAAAAAAACTTTTATTGTAAGGAGGGATAAGCGAAGCAAAAAAAGGCATAATTAAAGGGAGGGGGTCGTAGGGGGCATAAGAGAAGCGAAGCTTCTCTGAATCCGTAGGTTACCCTACTTTAGAGGTCGAACGCCGGACTATCCCGAATGGTCATCCCGCAGTATTTCTGCGGTTCTTTCTTATAGTCTTTCGCCGTATGGATTCCCGCCGCCTTTGCCTGCTCCAGCAAAAATTTGAAATTCTCCCAGAATTCGGTCTTATGTCCAATCGATTTGGTGGCAATGTGGCTGAGTTCGTGTATCGCCACAAACATCAATGTATGTTCATCAATCATGGTTGACCCGCCCTTCTCCGTATTCAGACAAAACGCCAATTTCTCGCCCTTATTCTCGCTATACGCCGTGTACTCGCTTGTAGGCAAAGTTTCCATGACTTTTTTCGGATTAAACCCCTCCACCAGTCTCTTCACATTTGCTTGGTCTGGAAATTTCTCGCCCACGTAGACAACCAGTTTCTTGCATTTTTGGGTGACCTTGGCCAGCATGTCCGCGGATTCTTTCACTTTTCCGTTTTCTCTCACACAATATTTATTTCCATCCACTGTAGAGACAACGCATTTTAATTGGAAATCGCTCTTTTCAAAATACATGTATCCACAGAGGGCAATGATTATGAGAACAATTATGTAAACAAATATTTCCCGGTTCATTCTAAAGTATATATAAGATAATAGATAACATTTGATTACAAAAAAAAAAGTGTAATACAAGGCGTCCCTCATATTAAGGCAATTTTTACATTATCTTTGATAATGATTTATACTTGACGGCAATTTGTTTGACTGGCCTTGGTCAAACAAATTTTTACATGCTCTTCTATTACATATTTATGTATTTACCGTGGTAAGGTTTTGTTCCCAAGTCCAAACACCATAGTGAAGGTGGTTAGACTAATTTTTTATTTGTCTAACCCACCGAGCTGAAAGAGTTGCTCAGAACCATCCACAACATATTGAAAAATTCAAACATATATAAGAATCAAAAAATCTTATCCACAAACTTGGATAACTTCGTTTTAACCATTAATTGTGCAGAGACGACGGAAACGACCATTCCTTCTCTGCAGAAATATTGGCGAATACACCGATGAATATCTTTTCTAGTAATCGGTTCAATCAACTTTTTGTATTTGTCTGCGTATCTGGGCGCCGACAAATTATTGAACAACTGGTTTTTCCCATTGTACTTCGCAATGACCGACGAATCTTCTGCGTTCCTTTTTTGCGCCCCCTGCGAAAACCCTTTGGCCAAAACCAACTCCTCCTCGGTGATCCCGTGTTCCAACAAATCGCGAATCATCTGGCATAACAGGGGGAAAACGCCGGGTCCAGATCCATTTTTGAAAACTTTTGCCGGATCACACTCTGCGTACATTTTGAAATCGCCCATGTGTTCAAAGTAGTCAGAGTACGCATACGAAGTGTACGTGAGCCCGTTTTCTTCTCTCAACAACATAAACATGCGACTGTTTATTTTCCCGCTCAACACGGTTTTCAACAGTTTCAAACAATATTTGTCTGGATTCATTAATCCGCATGTGCGGAACCCAATGCATATATGCACTGGATTGGTTTCCTGTTTCTCTAAGTTGTAGACAACATCGGTTTGGGGTTTTACACAAAGATTCACGGATGGTCTGGGTTCTCTCTTACACATTTTTGTAAAATCCGATTGCTCCACATATTTGCAAACGGTTTCGAAAGGAATGCTGGAACAAACACTTAATATTAAATTGGAGGGAACATAAAATTGTTTGTAAATTTCCAGAATATTTTCATATTTTAGGGCGTGTTTTCCCTCGTGGTATTTCAACTCGTCCACGGGATGTTCATAGGGCGACCCGGCGTAAATCTGTTTGTCGGCATTTTGAAATACCAGCATTTCATAGTCGTCGACATCTTTGACGGCCTCTTCTTTCACGACATCGCGTTCTTTCAAGTATTCGGTTTTGTCGAATGTGGAGTTCAACACCATATCGGCCAACACCGAAATGCAAACACGCACATTGTCTTTGTCGGTGTCGGCGTAATAACAGGTGTATCGGCGGTCCGTGAAAGCGTTAGACATAGACCCCGTTTTGTCAAAGATGAGATTTACCTCTTTAGAGGTTTTTAGACGATTCGTGCCCTTGAAACACATGTGTTCGATGAAATGCGCGGAGCCTCTAGATTCCTCGGGTTCGTGGATGCTTCCGATGTCGCAGAACACCTGGATTGATGCGATGTTGGATGATGGAACTGTCGGTTTTTCGTGGACGAGCCTAAATCCGTTTTCATAAGTTTTGCTGTTCATTGGTTGATTATTGTTTTATATATACATATATTATAAAATGAGTGCATTGGTTGCAAATGAAAAATCCGCAGTTGCGGTTGCGTCGTATAATATGTCATTTGCTGCGGATTTAGGTGTCATAATGGGAAGTGAAAAACACAATATCCAAAATAACAGTGTAAAAAATGGCAGTATAAGAAAGGGATGGGAAGATTCAAAACAAATGGTTTTAAAATTTATTGCAGAAAATCCAACGTGTGTTATTGGAATGCAAGAAATGAATCAAAGAGATAAAGTAGTTGGTACAAAAAATAAAGAAGGTCAACCTCTTAATCCATTGTTTGAATCAGAGAATGGAGGATTAGAATCCATTATAGAATCATTAGACAAAGACATTTTTAATTCATGTAATTCGGGAGTTCCAGGAGCATTTAATAGTTACCCGTCTTTGCTGACAATTTGGAGTAAAACTTTGGGTGAAAAAAGTGGCGACGCCAAAGTATTTGATTTGTGTGTTGTACATAATAGTAATTATGAAAAATACTCGGCCTTAATTCGAGACCAACTTCCTTCATTGGATGTTTCAAATTATAAAACAGTTCAAGAAGCCCAAGGCAGACCAATCAGTATAGTTAGAACAGACAAAGGATACACATTTATTAATTTGCACGGAATAAATAAAAATGGTCATTCTGAGTATTATACCAAATTTACAGAAATATTTATTCAAGAACAAATTGGCGAAGAAACCGACTTATCCAAATTATTCATTATGGGCGATTTTAATGACCCATATAATAAACTAAAAACTCTTACACTAAATGGTAGTCAATTTGGTTATGGAAGTGAAGCGCCCAAATCATGTTGTTATAATTTTAATTCATCCTGCCAACAAATGTTAAAAGATTTGGGACAAGCCCTGATTCCTGCAGAACAGCTAGAGTCTGTTCCAGTTTCTTCGGAATCTACAAATGTGGAACCAAGTCATATTGCATTATGGGATGCATATAAAACAAATTACCCAAATTTAGCGGCTAATGCAGAGAAATTTAAAATTGAGATTTATAAAAACCAATGTCCAGTTTTAATGTTAAAAACACCACTACCGGAAGAAAATAAAGAATTATTAATGCAGATGGATGAAAGTGTTAGTCCAAATTCTGTTGCACGAACTTTAGGTGATAGAGGTAATGTTAATAACTATCAATTTACAGGTGATTATGTGTTTGGATTAAATGTTAGCACTCCAATTCAAATTTATGATAAACCAACAGATTTTGGATTTAGATCCGACCATGAAATGGTTTTTGCAATATTTAATGATGTCAAAAAAGGAGGAAATCGTACCCGGAAACAGAGAAGAAGCCAGAAACAGAGAAGAAGCCAGAAACAGAAAAGAAGCCGAAAACAGAGAAGAAGCCAGAAACAGAGAAGGTAAATAAATATTGTTTTTATAAAGAAACATGTCCTTTATAAAAAAAGAAAAACAAACCCCATTTCGCTTCACTTATCCATACTTTGTAAAAAGGAGGGATAAGTGAAGCGAAATTGGGGTAAGCGGTTAGGCTTCGCCTGTAAGTGAAGCGAAATCCGTAGGTTCTCATATATCTAAAAAGAAGGGAGGGTTCATAAGGGGTAAGCGAAGCGAAATCCGTAGGTTCTCTTATATTAAGACGTAAATATTCTGGAACTCATCATCATTGATCGGCGCCATGTTTATTTTCCCGTGTTGAGAGAAACCACATTGTTGCGCAATCTTCAAAACGGCCTCTTCCGAATCCATAAACAAAGTCCGTTCATTTTGTCTCACATTCTTAGTTTGCGCATCGGTAAAAGTCTCTACAAAAGTGGATGCACCTTTTTGTTTGATATCGTATTTCGCAAAATAGGTGAAATCCCCAAAATCTGTTTCCGATTTTGTAATTCTCTCTTTCACATATTTTTGCGGATTGTCGATTAAGAAAGGTTTGCCGACCACGGTATTGAACCGGTTCTTATCCACCAAATGTAGAACAAGGACGCCGCCGTTCCTTAACCAATAACGGCAATTGGTGAAAAATGCGTGTTTGTCCTCAATCTCATATATGGTCTGGTTCAAACACAAAATATGGGTGAATTGGTTTCTTGTAAATTGAATTGGTTCTGTAACATCGCCTTTTTTCACATAGGACCCGCATCTCTCTTTTGCTACGGAAACCATCGCCTCCGATTTGTCAATGCCGATGCATTTGGCACCCGAGTCGGCCAATAACGACAATGTGCCCCCGGTCCCTGAACCAACGTCCAGAAATGCGCTATTATCATCGGCGCCGGTGATTTTCAAAATCTCTTCCAGCTCTTTTTTCGGATTGGGAGAATGGATTTTGTCGTAAATTTGGGCGTAAAAATCGTCGTATGATTGGCCGTCCTTTTTCAAAACAAATTTCTCTAGTTGGACAAAACCTTCTTTCATAATTACTTTATCCGAAAAATACTTGAATGCCAATACACAAATTGCTAAAATAAATAAATTAACTAGTATTCTGAGCAAACCTTTGTTCTTAAATTCGGGAATAATCATAGTTATATAAAACTTATATAATAATGGTGCATTTATTTGTTTATAGAATAAATTTATTTATTGGTCGGTTGGCGCAATTGACTTCTGGTACTGTTGAAAAACCGGTCTTTTCCAATATTTGACCCAGCATTCATCAGATTTGGATGCACACCTTGGACAAAGGTCGGTGTGTCAAACAAATGACGATAAGGTTGGTCAACCGGTCTGGAAACCACGCTGACTTTGTACAAATCACTGTCGCTGCTTGGAACATAGACACTTTGCGATGCGTTTTGTGCGGCCATTGTCTGGTTTCTTAATACGGTCTCTGTATCCACATTGCGTGCATATCCTTTAAACGGCGCATTTCGGGTCGCCGGATTGAAATTCATCTCTACAATATGTTCGAACTGCGGTAAAATCGGAACTGTGGGTAAAGGATTGGAATTTTTCGCCATAATGGGCATCAAACTGTACTTGGTGGAAACGGGTCTTGGAGAAAAATTAGGTTCCAACGGATAATCGGAAAATTGCCGGCTTTTGATTCGGTCATTGATTTCATCCAATCGTTCGTGTTGTCCTACAATTAATTCTCTATGGACTCCATCAATTAATCCTGATTTTGAAAACATTATATATATATTCGCTAAACTTATTTCTCTGCAATAAATATATACAATGTTCTCTCTATCCACTTCGTTTTTATCAACTATTCTTCTAATCATGGTGATAATGGTTTTACTCGATTCGGTCTATTTGTACTTCACCAAATCCATTTTCGGCGAATTGGTTGCAAAAATTCAAAGAACGGCGATGCAATTGAGATTAGAAGGTGCAATTATCGTTTACATCCTGTTGGCGGTCGGTCTCTACTATTTCATTGTAAAACCGGGATTAAGTGCATGGGAAGCGGGGCTTTTAGGCCTGGTCATTTACGGCACGTTTGATTTCACCAATTATGCAATGTTAAAAAATTATGATTTGAAAACGGCGATCATGGACACGGTGTGGGGTTCTCTCTTGTTTGCACTCACAACACTTATTGTAGGTAAAGTATATCCTTTGTTGTAACACTACATTTCACCGGTGTTTTTATACTTTAACCATGATGTCGGTTTTACTTTCGTTCCGCCGCCATATTTTACGGCATATCTTTCTCGAATCAGCAATTCGTTTAGATGCACATCGCCAATGTAAACATCCGCCAAAATACGACCATACTTCTCACTCTCCACGTTTTCTAAACGAACGTATTTATTCAAAATCAAATTGCTAACAAAATCGCGAGCCTGTTTGGCGAGTTCTTTCTCCTCTTCGCTTTTGCCCTTGATTTCCGGAGCATCAATGCCAGTCAATCGGACCGACAAACGATACAATGGCGATTCTTTGTATGGCAATTTGGATGCAATTGTGATTGTATCCGCATCATAACATTTGATAACCCGGCCACCCTTTATCGGAAATGTGAATTCCACGGTGTCTTCTACTTTGATATCAGTTCCATCTTCCATATATAATATACTATCTACTTTTGCGGTCTTTAAAAACGAAAACATTTGTTATTTTATAATTTAATAATTTTATTAAATTATTAAATCAATTTTACAAAATCAACGTGCAAATTATTTACCCGCTTCCTTAACACAGCGCCCATTGCGCCGGATTTTATCTGGAGGACACGTCTTAACACACCTTCCTGTTTTGGGATTGCGTTCTTTGTCGGGCGCACATGGAACGATGCGTTTTGGTCCGACGACGATGCGTTTTGTTTTGCCTGGAGACTTCACTTTATTACATCGTTTTGTTGTTGGATTGCGCACTTTGCCGGGTGGACACGGCTTTAAATTTGGCGGACCAGAAGGTTTTGGACTCAATGCGCCAACCTCAATTGCCTGTTTGCGAGTAAGCGCGATAACAGCCTTCACGATATTTGTGTAATCCTTCTTTTCCACCTTATGATTGACAAATCTTTTACCGAGTCGTTGCAACACGCCATTGAGCTCTAAAACAGACTCATATTCACTGATTATCATATCAATATTATCCCATCGCGTAAACAAATTGAAATCAAATAATTTCTCAAAAAACTGGTGATACCGGATGTATTCGTTATCTGGGATAGCGCCTTTGTTATGCATTTTATTGGCAACATGGTTGAGCGTGAATCCGAGCGCATATGTGTCCGTGGTATTAATCGACTTTCTACAAAACGTATCTAGATCCTTGCGATAAGGAATGATTCCTTGCATACACGATTTGATGCGCTCCTTTACAATTACGGTGGTGTTGGGGTTCAATGAATCTTCGACGTATTCATGAAGCAGATAAAACGAACCTGGATTAATATCATATATGTTGTTTTGCTGATTTTTTATAATAATATTGAAAAACTCATTTGTAAAATGCTTAATAATATTATCATCGGAGGTGAGTAAATAATTATCCAGGTTGTAGTTATTTGAGGCAAACCCTTGTTCCATTGGTCGCGACCAATGAAATGACCGATCAATATAACCCGCCGCCACATTCATTCGTAAAGACGACAGATTTCTTGCCAATCCGAAATCAATGTAATTAAAATCCATCGTATCTTTGGCCAAATCAAATTTGAAGACAATGTTTTGCGGTTTTAAATCGTCATGGATAACATTGTTCTCAGCAAACTGTTTGAGTCCCATGAATAGTTTATGGGCATTCAACCAAAAATAGTCGGACTGTCTTTGTGGCCAGGTAGACAGGAATTTGGTCAAATGGTTATGTGCAAAATCGTCGAGGTCTGAACCGCCATCCAAATATTGGAGCAATCGGTAATCTTTTGCGGTTGTTTTTGGCTGTAAAATTTGGCATCCAGATTTTTTTACAAACGCGTTATAATTTGCTTCTGACATTGTGCATTTTTGCGGCTTTCCTAAATAATACTCATTTTTTGGGTCTGCCTTTGCAATTTGGACGTATTCCGCATACTCATTGTTGGCATCTCCAATGTTTAAAACCTTGGATATTTTTTGGTCTATATCGGTATTTGGCTGATCGGAACAGGGGATTGCCGGGCGATATGCACAGCCGTATGAACCTTCGCCAATTTTTTTGGGAGTATTGCTCATTATATAATAGCGTGAGCAATTTTTATACATTCTAATGGAGAACCCAAAACGAGGAAAGAAAGATGACTCTCAATCTATTCTTCTAGAAAATAACTCTCAATCTATTCTTCTAGAAAATAACTCTCAATCTATTCTTCTAGAAAATAACTCTCAATCTATTCTTTTCAAAATCGTGAGTCCATTGTTATTCTTATAATGTTCGTGCAAAACCCATTCTTCGTGGGTTTCCAAAAATTCGGTTATTGCTGGAATCAGACCGCGCATAATTTCTTCCACGGGGAAACCAGAATGTTTTGATTGTTCATGCGGGTCCCATCCGACACGAATACTTTCACCTTGAACCGCATCCACCTCGGTGTCGTGCATGATAATGTATTTCTTGGTTATTGCGCTGTATTTTTCGAGCTCGCGTTTTAATTGGGCATAGACATGCCACGTATCAATAAATGTCAGATCGGTTTCCATTGAAGTGGTGTCAACTAACAAATCATTTTTCCACTCGTAGGTAGCATCAATTCCCACCTGAGGACACAAACTCAGTAATTCATTGATGTTGCATGGAGAAATATCGTTGAAAAAAATCTTTTTTCCAACTTTTCCATTTTCCAAAAGTCCTTTGCAGAAAGCCCACGACGAAACACACCCGCGAACCCCCAGTTCAATGACACTTTCGCATTCGGATGCATATTGCGCAAGCGTTGGCAGATGTTCATCAATATCTCCCGCACTTTCACAGTGTATTTTGTAGTTTGAAAGAATTGTTTGCATTATGAATAAATAGAAAAAAAATGTTTATATTGTTTGTATTCATAATGCAAACCATTCTTAGACCCCCAATACCCTATAAAACTCCGATACGGTCGGGTTCGTTTTGATTTTCTGCGGATTGAACCCGCTCAAATAAAGCCCTTCCAAACTTCGCACGCGACTCAGACCCACGTATGATTGCCCATATTCAAACACATTGGACCCCAAATCCATCTCTGCAATGTCCAGCGTGATTCCTTGCGATTTATGGATCGTGAATGCCCACGCCAGGCGCAACGGCAACTGTTCGATTCCGATTCGTGGGTAATCACCGTGCTGATATATTTTGGGTGAAATTTGCATCGTGATTCCATTCAAGAACCGGACAATCGGGTACATTGCTATGCCTTGAACAAAATCCACAATCACACCCTGCGACCCATTGCATATACCCGCGTCAATATCCAGGTTGGCCAAACACATGACGAGTGCCCCCTTCTTCAACTTAAGTTCCTTATTCACTTTGCAATTCTCCATCAAAAGCTCCAATTGTTGATCCACATCTTCACGCGACAAATCCGCGCACCGAATGAGGATTTCTGGTTGGATTGGTTTGCCCGATTCTGCGTACGTTTGCATATTCACGTGTTTGGCAAAATTGTATGTCTGTTCGTCGTCTTTGAGCCGCATATACATAAGCTGGTTCACTCGATCCGCGTCGGCATTTCGGGGGAATAGTTTTGTTGGAATAACGCCAGTGCCGTTGTCCACATATTTGGCTACAGTGCGTTGTTTCAACAATTCGACAGACTCTTCCGAAATGACGCCCTGTCTCACTTCATCCAGGACTTTGATGTAAATCGGGTCTTTTTGTCGGAAAAGCGTTTTCAAAACAATGTGATTTTCTTTGGAAAATGTGGAAAACCAATTGGCGGATTGGAAACAAAACATGGTGGTTTCCGGCTCGGTATAGCGACCCACAGGCGGCAATTGATAGAAATCGCCGATGAAAATGATTTGCATACCACCAAATGGTTTGAAATGATTTCGGCGGATGGTTTGACCGATTTTGTTGAGGGCGTCAAATATCTTCACAGACATCATGGATACTTCATCCACAATTAAAACACGGGTTGATTTCCAGTTTGCATTGGCTTTGCGGTTCTTTACTGCCTTATCCACAATATCGTGAATTTCGCCGGCGCCGAGCCCGACCCCACTCCATGAATGAATGGTTTTGGCGCAACAGTTTAATAAGACGGATGCACAACCGGTGAGACCACAGACTGCGTGTTTGATTTCGCGTTGTTCCAAATCCGCTTTGATGGTTTTGATTAAATAGGATTTCCCGGTTCCGCCGGGACCAGTTATGAAGACGTTGTGGCCGAGACGATATTGTTCGAATGCATGTATTTGTTCTGGAGATAAGGCATTATCCACCGGAGACAAAGCATTATCCACCAATGGTTTTGGTTCATCTTTGTTATTCGCTGCAGGATCTTTGTATGCAAAGACAGATAAATTTAAACCAGTGCTAACGGTCTTCGTATTCATATAATCCGTGGCTTCTGTCTCGGTTTTAAATTTTTTGTATTCTGCTCCACTGAATCCCTCGATTTGCTTGGCACATTCTTCCCACGAATTGTAAATTCCGGGTTCAATTCCTTTTTTAACTGCATAAAATGACATGGTTGTTTATTTATTAATATATACTAATAAATAATTTTTAAATCAATTTTAAGGGGAACTACGTTCCCCCCTATGACCCCCTCCTTAATTTTATTATTATAAAGGAGGGTTCATAAGGGAACCTTGGTTCCCTATAATTTAACGCACCGGCCCTTACTATTACGCATGGTTCCCGGTTTGCACTCAATCCGG